GACCCGCCGCCGCATCGGCAACGGCTGGGAGGTCGCCCGCCCGTTGCGTGACACCTCGTGGTGGCACCGCTGGAAGCAGGAGCGCGCCTGCCGGAAGGCGTACGGCCACTGCTGGCACCCAGAGGGCATGGTCGACTGGTTCTGCTGCATGTGCGGCGGCGAGACGGACGGCATGCCGGATCAGCGCTGCGTCATCTGTACCGCCGTGCCCGAGCTGCTGGGTGCCCCACGGGAGTGCCAGGGAGCCGACTTCTCGAAGCTGTTCGCCGCGCTGGACGCGGGACTCGTGGCGCACGCCGACCGGGATGGGCTGACCGGCGTTCGTCGTGCCGTGTTCATGTCGCGCGGCGGACACGCGCCCGGCACCGTCTGCCCGACCGAGCCCGAACGCGACCCGCACGAGTACTGGAGGTGGTGCGCGTGGTGACCGATGAGGAACCAACCGGCTCCTGCCTCGCTGGTGATCGCTGCCGAGCGAGGGATGAGTATGGGCCGGCTGAGACCCGCGACCCGTTGTGCTTCTGGTGTCTCGAGGGAGCGGAACACGACGTCCGGGGTCTGCCGCTCGACTACTACGGCCTCGAGCAGCTGCTCCCGGTGAGCCTGAGCCAGCGTGGCACGGGGTTGCCGACGGGCCGCGGTGGGCTGCCACACCCGCCGATCGCTGAGCATGTCCTAGACCTGCAGATCGACATCTTCCGGTTGACGGACGCCTGGGACGACGTGGTCCGGGACCTGGACCGGCTCTCCGACAAGCCGACGCGGACACGGGCCGGCTGGGCGGTGCAGCAGTCGGTGTCCATCCTCGCCCCCCGCCTCGCCAGGCTGGCACTGGCCGTGGGGACGATGTGGGACTACCCGGGTGCGGTAGAGCGGTGCACGGAGGTGCCTGGGTGGCAAGGCGTGTTGGACCTGGCGCGGCTGCACCACCGCGCCCGGCACGTGCTCGGGCTCACGCGGGTGGAGCCCGAGTTGTGTCAAGCCGTTCCGTGTAAGGCGTGCGATGCGGCGGCGCTGTACCGGGTACCGGGTGACGACACGGTCCGGTGTGGACGGTGCTCACTGGTGTACTCGGCGAAGGACTACGCCGAATGGACGGCACTGCTCGCCGCTTCGGTGGAACGTGACCGCGCGGCGTAGCCTAAGAATGGCGAAACCCCCTGGTCAAACAATGGTGCGGAATGGGTTACTTATAGCGTAGAATGGATGTCATGCCAGGCAAACACGCGCCAGCAGTCGAGCGTTTCTGGCGGCACGTCCAGAAGGGCGAGGACTGTTGGAACTGGACTGGGTCCATTAAGGCTGGATACGGTCAGTTCAAGGTCAACCGCGCACCGATCAGGGCCCACCGATTCTCCTGGGAGCTGCACTTCGGCGCGATCGTGCCGGATCTGCTGGTCTGCCACCATTGCGACAATCCGAGGTGCGTCCGGCCCGACCACTTGTTCCTCGGCTCTCACCTCAACAACACGCAGGACATGATCCGAAAGGGCCGAAAGGTCGTCCACACTCCCGACCGCCCACTCTCTCGCGCCTTCCTGGACGCCCTGCGCGAGCGGCGACGCAAGGTATCGGACGAGCAGGTGCGAACCATCCGCCAGCGGTACGCCGCAGGCGGCGTGAGCATGCGCAAGCTCGGCGCGGAGTACGGGATCGATCACAGTACGGTCGTCCGCATCGTCGGCCGGCGGCACTTCGCCGAGGTGGCGTGAAATCCGATTTAACATCGGCGTGGGAATGCGCTACGCTCGGTCCTAGGCTTCCGGTGCGCTGCTCAAACTGCGGTTACTTCTTTCTGGTAGAAACCACCGCAACCGAGCGTTTCGATCTCGGGAGCCGCACAACTTCAGACATGCACCTCCCCGGTGCGCAGGTGGGCTGGTACTTCGTTGCTCACGATTTCGGTTCGAATCCGAGCGGGGCTCCGGCCCTGACGACCCTGTGGCTAGGTCACTTCCAGACCACCGCTTTGATCTCGGGGAGTCACAACTTCAGATGGATGCCCGGTGCGCAGGTAGCGGATACTTCACAGGGAACCAAGGGTTGCGGGTTCGATTCCCGTCTTCCCGCCTCTGGGCGGGATGTGGCGCAATCTGGTAGCGCATTGGTACGACAGACCGCTGTCGACTTGATCTCGGGCATCACATCTTGGACGCGGCTCCCTCCTCATGGATGGGAGCCGCGTTTCGTGTCCAGGTTCAACGTCGCCGCAACGAAGCCAGCGAAGGGTACCGGCCCGATCGGGACTGTCGGCCCGGACGTAACGCACGAGGGCGCCCCCGGCTCCGCCCGCGACGAGAAGTCGGAGCTGTTCCTGCTCGCCGTGACCAACATGGTCGGGGAGAAGACGTTCTACGAGTCGGCCGACCAGCGCGATGAGCGCTTCGAGCGACTCGTCCGCGCCGTGGCGGTCGCTGACCCGGCGTGGATGCTGGGCTTCGTCGGCTGGCTCCGCTCCGGCGCCAACATGCGCACCGCGTCCGTCGTGGCTGCCGCCGAGGCGGTCAAGGCCCGACTGGATGCCAAGCTGCCGTCCGTCCCGGCCTATGAGGTGCCGGGTCACTCCACCGACCGCGGCGTGGAGCGCACGCTGGTCGACGTGGCCCTACAGCGCGCGGACGAGCCGGGCGAGCTGCTGGCCTACTGGACGTCGCGGTACGGCCGGAAGATCCCGAAGCCGGTCAAGCGCGGCGCGGCCGACGCGGTGACGAGGCTCTACAACGAGTACGCGCTCCTCAAGTACGACACGGCATCGAAGGGCTACCGGTTCGCGGACGTCATCGACCTCGTGCACCCGTCGCCGAAGGCACCGTGGCAGGGCATCCTGTTCATGCAGGCGCTCGAGCGGCGCCACAACCGGCCACCGCAGGCCGACCGGAACGCGCTGCCGATGCTCACGGCGAACGAGGAGCTGCGCGCCGAGGCGCTCGGCGACCTCTCGGTGCTGCTCGACGCCGAGCGGCTCAAGGCTGCGGGCATGACGTGGGAGGACGTGCTGTCCCTGGCCGGCTCGAAACTGCCGAAGGGCAAACTGTGGGAGGCCCTCATCCCGTCGATGGGGTTCATGGCCCTTCTTCGCAACCTGCGCGGCTTCGACGAGGCTGGCGTGTCTGATGCGGTGGCTCAGACCGTCGCCGCGAAACTCGCCGACCCGGCCCAGGTGGCAAGGTCCCGGCAGTTGCCGATGCGGTTCCTGTCCGCGTACCGGGCCGCTCCGTCGCTGCGCTGGTCCTACCCCCTCGAACAGGCGCTCGGCCACTCCCTGACCAACATCCCGGAGCTCGCGGGCCGCACGCTGATCCTGATCGACGTGTCCGGCTCGATGACTGACGGCTTCTCCAAGGACGGGACGCTGCATCGGTGGGACGCGGCCGCCCTGTTCGGTCTGGCGCTGGCTCAGCGGTGCGCCCACCCGGACGTGGTGGCCTTCGACGGCCAGACCAGCGTCTTCAAGGTCCAGCGCGTCGAGTCGGTGCTGAAGGGCCTGGAGCGCTTCCGGTCCGAGGGCCACTTCCGCGGTGGCGGCACCCAGACCACCGATGCGGTGCGGCGCCACTACACCCAGCATGACCGGGTGGTGGTGCTGACCGATGAGCAGTATGGCGGCTACTGGGTCGGCGACCCGGGCTCGGTGCTGCCGCCGACAACGCCGCTGTACACGTGGAACCTCGCCGGCTACCAAGCGGGTCACACGGCCGCAAAGCCGGGACGGTGGACGTTCGGCGGCTTGACCGACGCCGGCTTCCGGATGATCCCGCTCATTGAGCGCGGGGTCGACGGCCACTGGCCATGGCTGTGACGGGCATGAAAAAGGCGGTACTGAAGGACGAGATCGGCCGGCTCACATCCGAGACCTACCGGCTTGAACGGGAGCTTTCCGAGGCCCGCGTCGAGATGCGGAAGATGGTCGAGGAGATCAAGAACCTGCGCACCAACTGGCGGCCCGTCCCGATGACCCACGAGTGGCAGTCGCGCAACCCGCAATGCGCTCTGTGCGACGACCCGCGCGACTCCCCTCGGCATCAGGATCAGGAAACTGTCATACCCACGGCGTAGCTTCGGCCGTGAATGCCCCGGCAGCGCGTGACCGCTCCGGGGCTGGCCGACTGATGTGGAGCCGACGTGCCTCATGTTAACCGTGGACCCCGCCTGTTCGCTTCGTCGCTTGTCCCGGATGTGCGCAATCCAGCGCCGACGCTGCCGGAAGTGGCGGAGCGGTACGCGGACAGTCCGTACCGCTTGTATCTCAACCAGAACTTCATGCTCGTCTCTCAGCTCGGCTTGGACACGGCCGATCCGGCTGTAGTCGAGGAGGTCTTTCGGCTCGCCAAACTCGACTATGAGGAAGCTGCGGCGGCCGGCACGGCGGTGGAAAGCGAGCCGTGGATCAGTGAGCCGAACAGCACGCTTCATGCGCCGGTCGTCTACTACATGCGCATCGGCCCCGTGGTGAAGATCGGGACGTCGAAGCGGATCTCTACCCGGCTTCAGGCGATCAACCCGCAGGGCGTCATGGCTGTCGAGTTCGGCGGGCTTGCACTGGAGCGGATCCGCCACCGTCAGTTCGTGGCTCAACACGTCCATGGCGAGTGGTTCGACCTGGCCGCGCCGATCGCGGAGCACGTGGTGAACGTCCGCGCCGAGTTCGAGTCGGCGAGCGGGATGTCCACGGAAGAATGGCTGGTCAAAGTCGGTGCGCGGGCATGGAGCCCACCCGCTTGCTAAAGGGATCATCATCGGTTTTACTTGAGCTGCGACTGATCCACCCTGCCCGGAAACAGGCGGGAGGGATCAGTGTGTTGCAGTACAACGAGGATGCGCTCGTTACCGGCGCCGAGGCCGCCCGCGCGCTGCGGGTCAGCCGTCAGGTCGTGGCCATGTGGAAGGCGACCGGCAAACTCGAGCCCAAGGGACGGGACGGCCGGAGTCCGTTGTACCGCCTCGGTGACGTCCTGGACGCCGACATCGCCGCGCGCAACTCGGGCTACTCGCACCGGAAGCGCAGGCAGTTAGCGGCCTGATCCTCTCCGCGTAGCGGCATGCCCTTCCCAAACTGCTCTTCATGATCCTCCGCCACCATGTCCGACTGACCAGCGCTCAACCCGCTCGGAGGGCTGATCCATGATCGACCAGTGCATCATCACCCCGGGCTGCGCTCGCGGCCGGCATGAGGCCAGCGCCCACCCGTGCGGCGGTCCATGGATCAAGGTGGGCGACCCGTGCCAGTTCTGCGGCGCCCCGTTGGCGGGCGACGAGCAAGGGCGGCCGGTGCCGTGCCCGAAGTGCTGGATCAGCCTGGAGGGCCTGCCGCTCGCCGACATCAAGGCGCTCCTGGCGCAGGCTGACTTGTCGGTGGGGTAGCTCCAACTGACCAGCGCTCGGAGCCGGCTACCGGTCAGGGAACAACCGCTCAGCGAGTGCGTAGAGGCCGTTCATGACTCCGACGAGGATCGCCGCCCCGAGCAGGGCTATGACGGCTGCGGCGATCCATTGCCACTCGCCGGTGACGAGCGCGACGACACCGAACGCGCTGAGCGTCAGCGCCGCTACCGACGCCGCGAAGAACGCGTACCGCTTACCTTCCGGGCTCACTGCTGCTCCTCGGACAGATCGGTGTCCTCTGGGATTGGCCGAGGCACTTCGGCGGGGTGTCGGCGGCCGGCTTGCACCTCTTCGCCGTTCGAGTACCGACGGACCTCGTTGGCCGCAGTCGGCACCTCGTAGATTGGCCCGCTGTACGGCACGTCAAGATGGCCGGACCGGGCGATCAGGTCGGGTAGGGCCTCGGCGAGCGCGGCGATGGCGCTGACCCTCACGGCCGGATCTACGAAGCACTCCACGTCCACCGTGATCTGCTCGTGCTCGATGCGGATCTTCATGGTCTCCAGCCCTTCGGCATGTTCCGCTGGGCGTAGGTCACCTCTGACTGCTCAGCGCTCGGAGCAGGCGACGCCACCACGGCGTCCGGCGATGCCCGATCAGATGCCAACCGGCGTCCTCCATCGAGCCTTCGCGTTGGTCGCCGCAGCCGCACCGCCACCGCTCCGGCCAGATCGCAACGACGTGGTTAACGCCTTCGAGTTGCACGACGGCCGTCGGCGTCGGCATGGTCTCCATCAGCGCGGACATGAGTTCGTGCGGGACGTCGCCCGGTTCGATCGGCGTCACCTTGACTGCGCTCATCGCTGCTCCTCCCGCCGCCGCAAGGCGTCCACCACTACGTTGCGCTTGGCGCCGATGGCTCCGGCGATTTGGTCGATCGTGCCCCGGCCGGCTCCGTGGGCGCCGCGGATCGCGTCGTCCCGCACGTGCTGCATGGCTTCGAGGGTTCGACGTCCGTTGATCAGAAACTCGTGCGCCTGCTGAGCGCGGGACAGTGGGTCACTGATACCCCGGATTCTGGCGACGTTCGGATTCTCGCTGGCCACGGCCCTAATCCTACGTGAGTCGGACCGCACGCGGTGTGTGGCACGCCCACCGTCCGGAACCAACTCCTCAGCGCTCCCGAGAGGCGATCCGTGCACCGCTACTACCCCTTCTCCGGTGCCATGTCCTTGACGGACGAGCCGATCCCTTGCTGCGGCTCCACGGTGCTGCTGTTCATTGAGCCGAGAGGCTGACGGTGTCGAAACCTCCGAAGGGCGCCCCTCCTCCCGACAAGGGTCGTCCCCCGAACCAGAACGAGCGGATCGTGTCCAAGCCTCCACGGAACCCGCCACCGCCGAAGAAGGGCGGCTGATCATGGGCAAGGACGACGGCGGTAAGACCAAGAGCAACACCCCGCCGCCGAGCAGGCCGCCGAAGACCGCTCCGCCGCCGAACAAGAACACCATGCCGAAGCGCAAGACGGGCAAGTGAGGTGACCATGGACCCGACCACCTACGGCCGCATGGTCGAGCAGGGCGGCTACGCGACGGGCGGCACCGTCTCCTCCGGTGCGCTCTTCGAAGAGCCGGAGTCGAGCGGCTGCATCATCCCGTTGCGGGGCATCTCCCAGTCCAGGGCGACGGACCTGATGCGGACGGTTGGGGACGCCTACGGCTTCACGGTCACGGACGCGAGCGTCGCCGACATGCTGATCCAGGTCACCGACCGAGGTCAACTCCGACTGCTCGGCGCTCGGGACGACCCTGACGACGGCGACGGTACGGCTGGCGTACCAGCTCGGGTGTAGCGCCATGCCGCTGCGTCCATGCTTGGGGCGCCCGGGTAAACCATGCGGGCGGCTCAGCGACCAGGCCCGGTGTCTGATCTGCCGGCGGTATGTGTTGCAGGACAAGCGCACGCGCAGGCCCCGGATCAGCAGGGCTGAGGAGGCTCGGCGTGCGGCCGTGGTGCAGGCGCACCGTGCGGTGCACGGCGACGTGTGCCCTGGCTGGCGCAGGCCAGCACACCCGAGTGCTGATCTGACGGCCGACCACGTGGTGGCAGTGGGTGTAGGTGGGAGCGAGGCTGGCCCGCTGTCGGTGCTGTGTCGTGTGTGCAATGGAGCGAAGCAGGATAACGCTGCGTGAGTGTCGATGCCTTGATCATCACGCCGATTACGTAGCGTGACATGGGCTAAGGTGACGCAGCGCCACCGCCCCCCGGGGGCGGGGTCGGTACGCACTATATGTCCGACTTGTGGACCCCGGGCCTCAACCGCACACACGATCTCAGAATTCAGCCAAGATCAGGCGTCACGAATTGTGAGCGTCCACTGTGGACATCACTCTACGTGAGGCAGGGGCAGTCACCCACCGTGACCCCGCAGAATGACGGGCGGTGAATCATGCCCCCGCGCGGCCGTCCTTCCATCCCCATCGAGATCAAACGGCGTCGCGGCCGGACAACTGACACCGACTCCGGTGGACGCCCCCTGCCGAAATCCGGCGAGATCGTCGCACTGCCGATGGCGGAAGGCGTCCCGCCCCTGCCGGTAGGGATCGAGGCGGACGGCGTGGACCTGTGGCGCCAGCTGTGGCAGCAGGGCATCACCTGGATCTCCCCGAACAGCGACATGGCCGCCGCCGTCGAAGCCTGCCAGGTCGCCGACGACCTCGCCGTGGCCCGCCGGCGCTACCGGGCCACGTCGGACCCGAAGGACGCTGCGGCGCTCGTCGCGCTCGGCAAGCGCTTCGATGACGCGCTCTCCGTCCTGGGGTTCAACCCGACTGCGCGTTCGCGGCTCGGTGTCGCGGAGGTGAAGCGTGCCTCCGCGCTCGAACAGCTCCTCTCCCGCCGCAACTCTTCCTGACTCCTGGCCGCCGCGTTGGCTGACGCCGGTTCCGGCGGCAGACGTCGCCCGCGGCGACGGGCAGCTGTTCGTCGACTTCGGTCAGGCCGTGTGCCGGGTCGACAAGGACTCGCTCGCATCCCCGGCGGGCAAACTGATCGTGTTCCGGCCGTGGCAGCAGTTGCTGTTCGGTCACCTGCTCGCCCGCCGGGCCGACGACAGGCTGCGGCACCGGCAGGCGCTCATCGGCGAGTCCCGCAAGAACGGCAAGTCCGGGATCGGGTCCACCCTCGGCCTCGGCGGGCTGGTCCTCGGCCCGGCCGGCGGCGAGGTCTACTCGTGCGCCGCCGACAAGGACCAGGCGAAGATCGTCTTCAACACGGCGCGGCGCATGGTCCAGATGGACCCTGAACTGTCCGAGATGCTCAAGGTCTACCGGGACGTCATCGAGTTCACGAAGACCGGCTCGGTGTACAAGGCGCTGTCCGCCGAGGCGTTCACCAAAGAGGGCCTCAACCCGCACCTGGTCCTCTTCGACGAGGTCCACGCCCAGCCGAACCGCGAGTTGTGGGATGTCATGGCCCTAGCCATGGGCGCGCGGGTCGAACCGCTCATGGTCGGCATCACCACCGCCGGCGTCCGCACCGACACGACCGGTCAGGACTCGCTGTGCTACGGCATGTACCAGTACGGGGTCCGGGTCGCGAAGGGCGAGGTCGACGACCCGACGTTCTTCATGGCGTGGTGGGAACCGAAGAACCCGGACGCCGACCACCACGACCCTGCCACCTGGCGGGAGGCGAACCCCGGCCTCGGCGACCTCGTGTCCGCCGAGGACCTCGCCAGCGCTGTCCTGAGGACGCCGGAGAACGAGTTCCGGACGAAACGCTGCAACCAATGGGTCGCCACCCAGCAGGCGTGGTTCGAGACCGGGCTGTGGGAGTCCCTCACCGACCGCCGACCTGTGCCGGACGGCGCCGAAGTGGTGCTCGCCTTCGACGGGTCCTTCTCCGGCGACTCCACCGGCCTCACCGTCCACGACGTTAGCGACCTGCACATCGACGTTGTCGCGTGCTGGGAGAAACCGCCCGACGTCGACGGCTGGCGGGTCAACCCCGACGAGGTCGAGACCGTCATCCGGGCCGCATTCACCCGCTGGCGGGTCCGGCACTGCGTCTACGACCCGCGGATCTGGCAGCAGCTGTTCGAACGGCTGGCCGCCGAGGGTTACCCGGTTGAGGCGATGCCGCAGGGACTGGCGATGATCCAGGCCGCGCAGCGGTTCTACGACGCCGCGAAGGACCACAAGCTGAGCCACTCCGGCCATCTGGTGCTCGCCCGGCACGTCGGCAACGCCGTGATCAAGGCAACGCCGCAGGGCTGGCGGGTGCAGAAGGAAACCGCGAACAGCCCGCGGAAGATCGA